ACCGACATCGCCGTCTGCCTCGACGACGAACTGGAATGGCTCGACACCCACCGCGCGAAGATCGCGCACGGCAGCACACTGGTCGAAAACCTGCTCGACGACCTGATGCAGCTTTACTCTTCCACCCGGTACAAACTCGTCACGTTCAAATAGGGGGCTCCCATGCTCAAGGGTTACAAGACCTACATCGTCGCCGCGCTCGCGGTGATCAGCGCCGCCGCCAGCTACCTCGTCGGCGACGTTCCGCTCGCCGAGGCGCTCCAGCTCGCCTTCACCGGCCTGATCGGCGCCACCCTGCGCAACGCTGTCAAGTGACATTGGACGCAGCCTGATCTATCATGGCGAGGTTGGCGGTCGAGGCTTGGTTCAAGGCCACGGCGTCTGCATAGCTCACCGACGGGTGCTTTATGGCGACGACGACCACCTTCACCACGCTCAAGGAAGACGTGCAGCGGTACATGACGCGCGGCGGAAGCCTCGCGGCAGACCAAGTCTTCTTCGAGCAGCTTCCTCGCCTGATCAACCTTGCCGAGCGCCGCATCGCGCGCGAGCTGAAGGTTCAGGGCTTCATCGACACTGTTACGGGCGTCATGACGCCCGGCGACCCAGTCTACGCCAAGCCCGACCGCTATCGCGACACCGTGTCGATCAACATCGGCGTCGGGGCCGGGAGCAACACGCGAAAGCCGCTGTTCTCCCGCAGCTACGAGTACTCTCGGGCGTACTGGCCTGACGAGACCGTGACCGGAGAGCCGCAGTTCTTCGCTGACTACAACTACGCGAACTGGCTGATCACGCCGACCCCGGACGCGGCTTATCCGTTCGAGGTCCTGTTCTACGCGCTGCCACCTCTGCTCGACGACACTGTCCAGACCAACTGGCTGACCGAGTACGCGCCGCAGCTGCTGCTCTACGCCACTCTGCTGGAGACGGCGCCTTTCCTGCAGAACGACGAGCGCATCGCCGTCTGGCAGCAGATGTACGACCGCGCCGCCGCCATGCTCAACGGTGAGGATCTGGCCAAGATCCTCGACAGGTCCGCGACAAGGAAAGAGGCATGACCGTTTACACGCAGGTCTTCGGCGGGAACACGATCTATCCGTCCGACGTGTCATATGTGGCGCTTGCGCTCACCGCGGACACCGCACTGGACTGGCCCGTCGAGGCATCGACCGGCGTCAACGTCGTTGCGCGCATCATCGACATCACGCCCACCGGCGCCTACTCGGTCTTCCTGCCGCCCGCCAATGAGACCGGCGTCGGGCAAGTGATCCAGTTCACCAACGTCGGCCCCTCGACCGTCACGATCAAGAACAGCATCGGCGGCACCCTCCTGTCGATCACGGCAGGAACGACGTGGACCCTGTACCTCACCAGCAACGCCACCGCCGCGGGAACGTGGCGGTCGTATCAAGCCGGCGCATCGACTGCGCAGGCGCAGGCCTCGGCGCTGGCAGGCTACGGGCTTGTCGCCCAGAGCAACCTGCTGTCGCAGGCCCAACCTGTCGCGACGTTCAACAGCGCCTACACGATGGGCGCGGCTGACCGCGCCCGCGTCTATGTCTGGACCGGCTCCTCGGGCACCCTGACCCTGCCGACGGCGGGGAGCGTGGGCAACGGCTGGTTTGCGTCCGTGCGCAACGGCGGCACCGGCAACCTGACCATAGCGGCCAGCGGGTCCGAGCTGATCAACGGTTCGGGCACGCTGGTCCTGCGCCCGGGCGACAGCGCCCTGCTCAACACCAACGGCACGGCCTTCTACACGGTCGGCCTCGGGCAGGACCCGGTCTTTTCGTTCGACTACACGTCCATCGACCTGACCGGCAAGTCGAGCCCCTACACGCTGAGCGGCGCTGAGCTGAACCGCATCGCCTACGCTTTCGTCGGCACGCTGACAGCCAACATGACGATCATCGTGCCTCCGACGACCCAGCAGTACTGGATCGCGAACAGCACAACTGGCGCCTACACCATGAGCGTCGGCACCGCGACGCAGGTCTCTCCGCTGACCGTGGCGCAGGGAGCCCGGGGCATCTACTACTGCAACGGCTCCGACGTCGTGAAGGCAGACACCGCGTCTATCTCCGTCCCTATCGCCATCAGCGACGGCGGCACGGGTTCGACGACCGCGTCCGGGGCGCGGGTCAACCTCGGGGCCACGTCTGTCGGCAACAGCGTCTTCACAGCCTCCTCGGCCGCGAACGGGCGCCTTGCGCTTGGCGCCGCCGCATCCGGCGCGAACAGCGATATCACGTCGATCACCGGCCTGACGACGGCGCTCGGCATAGCCTACGGTGGCACCGGCACGATCCGCGGCACCGACGGCGGGACGTTCTGATGGCCGAGAGCATCATTCAGGTCCGCTCGCTCCCGGGCATCAAGCGCGACGGGACGATGCTGGAGGGCGACCACTATGTCGATGGACAGTGGGTCAGGTTCCAGCGCGGACTGCCGCGCAAGATCGGCGGCTACCGCTCGATCAATAAGTACCTGCGCGGGAAGAGCACGGCCTTGGCCGAGTACACCCAGAACTCCCTGACCTACATCCACAGCGGCTCGGCCAACCATGTGGAACGGTTCTACATAGACGGCTCGAACAACACGAGCGTCATCACGGACCGGACCCCGACCTCCGGGTTCACCCCGAACGACAACAATGTCTGGCAGTTCGAGATCGTCGGTCTGCTGTCGGCCGGCGTGAACACCAATCAGATCCTCGCGCAGGTCGCCCCCAACATGGGGTGCATCTGCAATTCGACAGGCGGCCAACTGTTCTACGGCGACCTGCTTGGGACCGCCCCGCTGACCGCGGTGACCTCTATCCCGACGGGGTTCAGCGCCACCGGCGGCGTCGTTACACTTCATCCATACACTTTCGTGTTTGGGAACGATGGGTACGTTGCGTGGTCGAAGGCCAGCGACCCGATCAACTTCACCGGGTCCGGCTCGGGTTCCGCGAACATCGCCGCGCAGAAGATCGTGCGCGGTCTGCCGCTGCGCGGCGGCCCCGGGAACTCACCCTCCGGCCTGTTCTGGGCGGCTGACGCTCTCATCCGCGCCGCATTCGTCGGCGGGTCCGCAGTCTTCCAGTTCGACACCATCTCTACCCAGACTTCGATCCTGTCGTCACGCTCGGTGATCGAGTACGACGGTGTCTACTATTGGTGCGGCACGGACCGCTTCCTGATGTACAACGGCGTCGTGCGCGAGGTGCCGAACGCGCTGAACGTCAACTATTTCTTCGACAACCTGAACTACGCCCAGCGGCAGAAGGTGTTCGTCACCAAAGTGCCGCGGTACGGGGAAATCTGGTGGTGTTACCCGCGAGGTAACGCGACCGAATGCACGCACGCCGTCATTTACAACGTGCGCGAGGAGACGTGGTACGACACTGAGCTGCCGAACGGTGGGCGGTCGGACGGCATCTTCCCCTCAGTCTTCCGGCGTCCGCTCATGACCGGCGTCCAGCCGCAACCTGCGCAAGCTTTCGGCGCGGCGATCCAGGGCGGAGGCTCCGGGTACGCGGTCGGGAACGTACTGACCGTGGCCGGAGGCCAAGGGTCTGTGGCCACCGAGCTGACAGTCACTTCAGCGTCGTCCGGCGTGATCACCGGCGTGACGATCTCGAACGCCGGGTCCTATACGCAGGCGCCGAGCAATCCTGTCAGCGTTGACGTGGGATCGGCGACCTTCAACCTGACCATGGTGAACCCCTACAAGTTCTGGGTCCACGAGACCGGTGTAAACGAGGTCGATGGGCAGGACGTTACGCCGATCCAGTCCTACTTCGAGACCGCAGACATCTCGCTGCCTGTCCAGCAAGGCGTGAACCGCGCCATGCAGGTCCTGCTTCTCGAACCCGACTTCGTTCAAAGCGGCGATCTCACCGTGGCGGTTCACGGCAGGGCCAACGCCCGCTCGCCCGAAGTGGATGGGTCTCCGGTGACGATCCCGGAGACGGCGTCCACGCCGCAGGAGCAGGTCGTGTTCCTCAAGACGCAGCGCCGCCAGATGCGCTTCCGGTTCGAGAGCAACACGCTGGACGGGGATTATCAGATGGGCACCGTGCTTGCGCACGTCCTGCCGGGCGATGGGACGACAATTGGATGATCAATCCTGTAGGTATGACGCTGCGCGATTGGGCGGATAGTGTTATCCTCGTCTCCGGTAGCGCTTGGTCCTTCGGCAAACTGCAGGACGAAGAGCGTTGGCAGGACTGGGCCGTTGGGTTCGTGCGTGCCGCCTCGTTCGCGCCGCAAGTGATCCCCGACCCGTATGGTTTCTCTAACTGGCGCGACTGGGCGATGCGCGTCTACCCGATGCTCGAGGTAAGCTGATGGTGGAGTTTCAAGGTCTCGACCTTCCGGCGCTGGGCATCGACCCCTCGATCCTGTCCGGCTCGTTCGATCCGAACACGATGGCGTTTACGCCGGGCCAGACCGGCGCTGCAGGGCTTGCGCAGATGCAGCGGATGGCGCAGTCGCCGGAGATCCAGAAAACAGTGTCCGAGGCGCCGCTGTTTAACTACAGCGCGCTGAAGGGCGGCGAACCCCAGCTCGTGCCCGCAGGCGGCCAATACTCGACGCCGTACTATGCGGCCTACACCAACGACAATGACTTCGCTGGCGCGGTCATGGCGGGGGAGGGGCAGAAGGTCCGGATCATGGACCCTCGCAACGGCGACGTCATTTACGAGGGCGTCGGGCCTGAAGGAGCCAAACAGGCGACCGCCATCGCCAACTCGGTCTCCCAGTCCGAAGGCCGCAAGGCCTCGTGGCACATCCAAGTCGGCGACGGGGAGAACTGGACCTCCGTCGCGTCAGACCGCTACGACCCGAAGAAGCAGGGCTTCCTTGGCAAGCTCGCTGACATCGCCCTGCCGATCCTCGGAGTGGCCCTTGCATCTGTGACCGGCGGCATGAGC